GATACAACATCATCAATGTAACTTCGTACACCTTGCTTTACTGAAGCTATCTCTGGTGCTGAAGAATTTTTGGTAAACTCAATAACATCGTTTCTCTTAACGCTTTTACTCAACATACCATAGCCAAAGTTTATACCTTTTGCTCTACTAATATTATCAGCAGCATTATCTACGGCTTGTTTATAGTTTGGATTTAAATCTTTTAGTACGTTTCTGATTTCTTTTGACAGAGCCACAAACTTAGACCCTTTTGCCGACATTCCACCAAAAGCCCCTTTGCCCTCATCAGCAAAGTTATTCAATCCTCTGGTTATATAATCAAGTTGTGTAGTTGATGGAAGCTCTGAGAATGACAACTCTCCATTCTTACCAACAGTGACTTTTATTTGCTTCGGATTTATATTTCCCAATGCGCTATCTACTTTGAGCAAAGAGTTTGCGTCTTTAACAGCACCATCAGGAACAGCTTTTAAAAGTCTTAGAAGTTTCTGCCCTTGATCTCCAGAGTAATCAATAGGGGTTGTATACGCATTTCTATAGAGCTCATCTGTTTTAGAAGCAGACCCTTTTTTAAGGTTTTTAATAAGTTGATCTTTTGCAACAGGAGAGCCAAGAATATTATCAAAAGTATCTGAAAGCTTGTTAATCATCATATTAGTTGACTCAGTAATATTTTTACTAGCAACACTTTTTGCTGCTCCAGAGGATTGTGACGCAACATCTAATAAAGACGATAAACTTTGACTGCCTTGAGCAAGCATTGAGTCATCACCACTAGCTTTAAGATTTCTTTTTATACTACCTACATCATCTCCAGATATTGCATCTCGTAGTATTCTAGCTGCATCTTGAGATATACCTAAGGCACTAGCCACAGTTTTATTAGTTAATTCTTTTGCGCCTTGAAGTTTATCTTTACCAAACGAATATACATTTTTCACTGTGCTTCCTACAGCCGGAGCAACAAGTCCTAGCCCTGTACTTAATAAACCTCCTAAAATACCTTCGGTTCTCGCTTTGTCTGCTCGTTCTTCAGGATTTTCACCCATACCAATACCTGATATTGCTCCTTCAGTACCACCCAAAATGCCAGCACCACCACTTGTAAGCAAAAGTCTTCTCAAAAAAGGTGAGCTTCCAACAGCTAATGAAGGTAATCCAGTTAGACCCAAAAGAGGGGCAGTAGAGCCAACACCTCCGGCAATATTAAGACCCAAAGCTGTTTTTGGGTTTTGCTCTCTAAATTGCTTATCAAGTTCTCTAACAACTTGTGTATCTATTTTCGCTTGTGTGTCACCAAGACCTAATGTTTTGGTTGTTTCCCCTTGTATTTCATCAACAAATTCTCTTAGAAATGGCACTCCTCTTAAAAATTGCAGAGTTGACCCTCTACCACTTCCAGACTCAAGTTCTCTCTTTGCTATTAAAGCTGTATCTACATACTGATTTCTCTCTGGGTCAAAGACAAACTCAGAGGGTACTTCTCCAATAGTGCCATCAGGATTAAATCCTTTTTTCTGTAGCTCTAAGTTTTTTGCTTTTTCGATAAATTGTCTTGCATTCAAAGGCGCAGATTGGTCAGCAGATGTAGCCGTATTAATTTGAGCATTTTCTAAATCTTTTGCTTTTTGAATTAAATCTTGTAATTCTGACATTTATTCACTCAACTCAATGGCTCGTTCTACTTCAGCTTTTGGTAGAAAATTAAGCATTCTTTCAAAATCTTCTTCTGAAATGCTAGCTGGTCTCTTTGATCTTAGTGCAGTCTTATCTTGTTCTGATATTTCAACAGTCGTAGGTGTATCAGAAAAAATATTGGCAAAGTCATTTTCTAGTTTGCTTTGCAAATTCTGTAAGTCTAAAACACTCTTATCGCCTTTTTCGATGGCATTAATTATTGCAACTTTTTGATCATACCCAGCCTGTAATTTAGTAATAAGAAGGTTAATTCTTTCTATATTCTGCTCTGTCTTTAAAAGAGGATTAAACGCTCTTTTTAAAATACCTTGCCCCTCTCTTTCAGTAAACTGCGCTCCCATCAACGACCTAATTGATTTTTGTACTACTGATTGTATTCTTTCTTTGACATCTGCTGCTTTAGGGTCAACAAGGCTCTGATAGTCTCCAAGAACAGAGATTGCGCCCCTTACTCCTCCAGTCAGAGTACTGTCTTCTTTAAGCCTATCTCTTTGAAGCTTGAGGTCTTCAATATCAAGCTTAACATCAGGAAGCCTAGGAATATCTTTTGCTATTTCTTGAATGACTTTTTTATTTAATTCACCAGTTCCCTGATTAACATTTACGACATTCGCTGGTTGCTTTGTCATTGCAATGAGTTCTGCAATGGACTTATCTGGAAACTGTTCTTTAAGAAAAGCTATATTCTTCATTAATGATGTAGAAGCATCCACTTTAGGCGCAAATGCTTGTGCTGTTATAGCATTAAGAGCAGCCTCTGGATTTGCGTCTATCAAAGCTAATAACTTAGGATTATTAGCAAATCTTTTCTTGAGAGCCTCAATACCTTCTCTCTGTCTTTGCTGTTGATCTATCTGCTGCAACCCACCAAATGTTCCAAGACCAGTCTTTATAGATTGTCCTATTGGTTGTCCTTCCAATAGACTAACGCCTGTTGAGAGTAAGCCTAATCTCCCTGGAAGAGATAGATTAGCAAGTGTATTGTTTAAATTACCTAGTAAGCCAAGTTGTGTTTGTTCAACCATCTATATTAACCCCAATAATCCAAGTCCACCGCCTATTAATGCACCAGCACCTCCTAATCCAAGAGGAGCTAAACCACCTAAACTAGACGCAAATGAAGCTGGAAAGGCAGAGCCAAGAGTTGCCCCTGTCAATGCACCGCCTAAACCTCCGGCTATAGGTGAACGACCAGGTTGTTGTGACGTAGATGTGCCACCCACTTGTCCTCTTGCTCCTAATGCTGCTAGTAAATTATTTATGCGCTGTTGCTCTGCCGTATTACCAGCAGAAGTGACCATTGCTGGTCTATCGAGCATGGCTTGGTCTAACGCTCTTTCCTCTGCTCCAACTCTTCCTAAAGCACTTGCTAACGCTAAATCATTGCTTAAAACACTTGGTATTGAGCTAACCGCTGCTAGTTTTCTTGCCTGATCTTTTTCTAAAGCATTTGCCAATAAAGGCGCAGAGGCTTGTGTTACCCCTTCACCTATAGCTGTTCCAAAAGCATCAGAGCCTAGCCTTCCACCTTTTGAGTACAGTGAAGATATATCATTTATTGCTCTGTCTGTTTGCGCATCAATAGCCGTTTGCAAAGGGTCACTTATAGTAAAGTCACCTTTAATAATGTCTGATATGGTTGATGATGCTAAATTTGCTAATGGATTATTAGTCGCAATGTTTTTGATAGCATCCATAGATTGTGTCTGCGTAGGCGTAAACCCAGCTATATTAGGCACAATATCAGCATCTGGTCTAAATCGTTCTACCTCGCCAAATGTCTGAGTAATTTGATCTCTTAGAAATGGAGGAATATCCTGTGTGTTCACAACAGTTTGAGTACCACCGCCACCTTTTCCCATTTTATAAGTCCTTATGATAAGTTATGTATGCTGGATACCAGCTTAGTTTCTCTAAATATTTGCCCCATGCTCTACGCCCAAAAGCCTCAAGATGAATACATTTGTTATGCTTTGCATGAGTCTCAAGAGTGTTATGAACCATATCAAGCCACTCTTTCATTCTCTTACCCCCAACAAAATCAACAGCCATTGCATAGCCTTTGGGGTAGTAAATCATTCGTGTTGTAACAACGGCAATCACCTTATCCTCTTCCTCAACACACCATACAAGGTATGCCCCTTGTTTGCTTGCCGTATATACGTCCTCAATGTCTATCTTGCGAGGTGATAAGCATACAGCCTTGTTGAGTATAGGTTTGATGTATTGCCATTTCTCATCCAGATATTCCACTGGAACAGGCAAAAATTTCATCCCAAAACTACATACATAAAGTTTCTGTCCGTTTGTCCGTTGTTCGCGTGTGTTACAACGAA